GGACAATAGCCTTGCTCGGGGGTGAAGACGTATACGTTGACGACCATATAACTCTTGTTGCCCCGGCTGATGCGACAAAAGACGAAAAGGGATATTATGTAGCTGAGAATAAAACACCAACGACAGCACAGAAAGTTTTACAAAGCACATAATCAATACAAGGGGAAAACTATGGATTACAAAGCATTATTAGTACGAGCAATCAAAACATTTGCACAAGCTTTTTTAGCATATTTGGCGGCTGGCGTGGCTGGGGTTATAAACATCGACACCCTCAAAGCGTTACTAGTCGCTGCCCTTGCTGCTGGGATTAGTGCAGGCATGAACGTAGTATTAAAGCCAACTGAAGCGAGGTAAACTATGGGAAACTTCAACTCTGACCCATCACCACTACCAGAGAAAATGGACTTGTTCTACATTCCTAACACCTTGTGTCGGCTTGGAAGATTGGCTGGCAAGTTGATGATGCACCTGCCAAATGACGGCTATCCAAGTACGCGTGGGGCTGAAGCTATGCTTGCACCAGAACCATTCCAGCCACCACGTAGCATTCCTGGACAACAAAACTTTGGGTTCGATGACATGGGAACTTACTACGAGGGTTAGTTATGGAATCAGCCTCGCCACTAGAGCCTCACATAGAAGCTCTGAACGAGTTTTATAGCTGGATTGATACTTTACCTGTTAATGAGGCTGAAACTGCCATACGTGGGCTTAGAGAGTACGCAGAAGTGATAAGCCACGAGCAACCTATTGAAGTAGGACGACTACGTTACGAGTCTTGACTCAATATGATAATATAAATGTGTGCTAAATCTCGATAAATAACATCTTGTTTCACTTTTATACAACGAGAGAGCCATACATAGCTTTTGGACCCACCTTACTATGTGGCACATTCACCCTGAACTCGGCAGTGTTGGATTACACAAGTCGAGTTTTTTTATTCCCGAATAAAAAGTCGGCTACTCTCGCAATGTAGCCGACTAGTGTTCGCACCTCTGCGAACCACATCTCACGTAAAAAAGTATAGCATACCAGTTACGCTTGTGGTTAAATTAATTTGAGTATTGCGCCTTAACTCGTTTAACGACCCGAACTCACACAAAGTCTCTCAGATTATTGTAAAAATAAAGATCTTGCTAAAATTAGATCCATACTCGTCTGCAAACACCCCGTCCCTCGGGGTGATTTTGTCTTCCAATTAAAAACCGCTCCGAAAGAGTGCAATTTGAGCGCTGAACTAGTTGGAGCGGTTAGCACCTATAGTCTAGCATTATTATTGTGTATGTCAAGTAGTGTATAATTAGAGGGTTCAACAAGGACCATGACATTAGTAAACACGCACGAATCTATTATTGTAAAGAGCTTGACGAATACTACGAAGAGCTACCAAGCGCGAAGATATTAGTGAGATACAGCCGTCAGTCTACTGCTAAGTAACTGGCGGTTTTTCATGTCTAAACGTAACTTCTTGCGGATATTGTTACCGATAAGCTTGTCGTAACCGATTTCGATTACTATCAGTTGTTCTTCGTATTCAGGGTTAAATGCTAGAAGTCTCGCTTTGCGCAACCCGGTGATTATCATGCCGAAGAATATCTGAACTTTATATTGTAAGGGTATCTTGCTCATGATGAAATCTTCCATGTTTTTTAGTGAGCGCTTCCCCTCAATCAGCTCCTCGTGTTTTATGCCGTTGAGTGATTTGTTCTCAATCAGCCACGGGCCGTCGATAGCGTCAGGGCTAAAACCAGCGTTCGGGTATACAGTATTTGTCACGAACCCTGGACGCTTCACTTTAACTCTGTATTTGCGCTCATACTCACGGACGGCAATCTCTTCTAGTATTTTCCCTCTCTTGGTATGAATGTTGCCGCCGAAATCACCCTGTTCACGAAAGAGTTTCCCCTGCAAGAGCCGAATAGCTGTTGAGCCTGTCCATAACAGTCTCCGCAGTTTATGCCATTCTGCCGAACCCTGCTTGACGTCGTGCCAGGTTATCACAGCAGAGACTCTAACTCGTTTTTTATATCATACCAACTAGCTGGGTCTACTCGTCTAGCCCAAGACCACTCGTTAAGCTTCACTAAAGTATCCATTTGTAGCGGTTGATATCGAGACTTAGGACTTGCTTTGACCTCGATAGCCCCCCAGAACCCCTCTAACATAAAGATAATATCGGGGCAGCCTTTTGGTGTGCCGGGCCCAGGGCGAGTCTTAATGATGTAGCAGCCCTTGTGCTTTAGGTATTTCACAATCTCTGATTGTAGTTTAGACTCAGTACTCATCGTCCAGCCCCTCTGCCAACATTTCTAATCCCTTTTGGCTATGGGCGAACCCACGCAGCCATTGTGTTGTCATTAGTTTATTCTCAGCTACATAATATCCCTTTTCGTCTTTTGTCGCATCAGCCGGGGCAACAAGAGTTATATGGTCGTCAACGTATACGTCTTCACCCCCGAGCAAGGCTATTGTCCTGGTGAGTTTGCCGTCAATTTGGTCGAATACGAGCTCAATTGCTTTATATCGACCTCGCTTCACGTTTCTCAGCAAGTTGGCCACAATAACAGACTTCACCATCGGGTCGTGGTCGGTTGGTCTCTTTTTGTCTTCATCTATATGCTTTTTATAAAGACGGACTACTCGGATGACATCTTGTGGCATTTTACGCATTTCTGCTAGGGTCTCGCGCAGTTTTGCGGTCGCAGGGTCATAATTGCCCGTTTTCTCTTTGTCGGCGTCTACAGGCGCTTCTATGGCCTTTGTGCCTGGCTCAATTTCTTTTGCATTAACATATCGGGTGTAGAATTTCGGCACCTTTATGTCTATCGGGGTCTCTAACAAACCATCCACCCGGTCGAAAGCCAGCTTAATTGCCGCAATGTCATCAGTGTCCGCACAAATACGAATGAGCGAACAGAGCACGCCATCATCAACGCTCGCAGACTTGTCTTGCTCTAATAGCACGAACTCCCCCCAGGTCATGTGGATCATCTGCTCGAATCGGTCTTTTAAGCTAGCCATCACAGTAACTTAATCAATTTACCATAGGTGTTGTCAATATCATTTTCTGATTCAATCAGTTCTATGTCGCTATCGGACTTCTGGAACATACCCCATCGTTGTGGTATTTCTATGAGTTCTTGTGGATCTTGGTCTTCGCAAACATACCGTGTGATAAGCTTTCTATTGAGCTTAAATGACTTCCGCTCATAGCCTGCTATCTTGGCCGCGTGAGAGATACTCTTCTTGCCCAGCGCGGTGTAGCTTCGTTCGTCGCACCATCGTTGGTAGTCCTTAGTCAGATCAGTGAAGTTAGTGAAACCCCAAACCTCGGTATGCACGAGCTCGTCAAAGTATGTCTCTGCGGTGTTCACTTCTTCGTCGTAGTCCTGCTTTGCAAGCAGCGTTTGCTCGCTGAACGCGTAGCTATACCCAGCTTTTTTAATCATAACGGTGGTTCGCAGGATTTCACCGAGGAGATCTGACAGGAATCCCTTTTTGGCAAACAACCTTTCATCAAAGGTACTGTCTTGAGGGAATGACGCCTTGAACGGAATGGTGAACGTGCGGCGCCTGACTCCCTGGGTTTTATCGGCGAAGGTTGGTATATTGTTGGCGTTGAAAATAGTATGCACGTTGCCGTCTACCATAGCACCGTCCTGACTATTGAATCGGTGGACGCTAAACGTGCTGTGCTCGGCTAGGTTCTTATACCCACCAGTGTCTTTAACGTGCCCGTCGTTGCTTTCAAGACAGACGTTACCCAACTTACCGTTAATCATCGGCGTGTCGCGCTCATCCTCGATCTGTTTGACTGTGAGCTGACTGAACCAGCGGTTATGCGTATACGGTGCTTCGGAGCCGAATATAGCGTAGAGCGCTTTGAGGGTTGTTGACTTACCGTTCGCGCCATTACCCAGGAACCAAAACACTCCGAAAGGTTTTTTGTGCATAAATACAGGCGCTAACGCTTTTATAATGTCGTCTGCAAGGCTCTTGTCCCCCATCGTGACTTCTTCAAGCCATTTGCGGTGTGAGTTGCCATCGGTCGGGTTGATAGCTGTGGTATAAATGCAATCTTCCGGGGCCACGGCGTCAGTGAATTCAAGCTTTTTCATATCCCACACCCGACCATCTGGCATGGCTATATAGTGAGCGTATTTAGTCAGATCGTCTGAGCTCGTGAAGAATAGGTGCTGGAGGTCTTTAATCTGCGTCTGACGTATACTTGCTCCGTGTACGGTGTAGCATATTCGAGCGAATTCATCATAAGACAGTGGCTCCCAGCCAGCATCAGCGCGATATAACACTGCTCCACGGAACCTGACTATTCGGTACTTAGCCGTAATAGACTTAGCTTGTCGCGCTTTCAGTGACATCTTTTCTTCGGTGTTCGATAATACTAATTCGTTTTTTTCTTCTGCCATACGTTCCCTCATGTTACCCTATTTATCCCCCGTTAGGTAGATACCACATATGGTGGTAATATCGACCTTTGTTACGCTATTTGCTCGGGCATTTAGCTGTTGTGTGTTTATTCGACATACATATCTGACATACTTTTTTCATAGGCGATCCTTTTTAGTTCATATTGTATTTGTAATTCGACCGCGAGAAGATCCTCATGTTCTGTCGCTAGCCGAGCGAGCTCTTGCTGTATGCGCCCACGGCGCAGCTGCGACTCCGCGATGTAAGCTTCTGGATTAGCTGGTAATTCCATTCTATTCCCCCTGCCTTATGGTGTTCATTGTTGCAATTCATCTTTACTAGGTGTTATGGGTGCGCTATTCTGTGCCATAATATCTTTCCTCATCACTTCGTTCTCGTTCTTCTTCATCGGTTACTAGCTCAAAGTATTTTTTAAGTATTTCAACGTGATTGTCTGCAACTCTCCTGTGGTAATAGTATTCTATAGCCCTTTCTACGGATGCTTCAATAAGCTCTGTTTTGCAATTACCATAATCATCTGGCTTATTCTTGACTAAATAATACTTACCCATCATTCACTCTCACTTTCTATTTTAGGTTGACTGGTTTTTATATTAAGTAGTTGGTCGGCTTCTACTAGTAAATCTTCGGGGTTTCGGCTGTCTATAACTTTTTCTGCACCTTCCATTGTTATCTCAAGGTTGGTGTATTCAAGTTTTAAGTCTTTTGCTCTTGACCGAGCATCAACGAGGTTTTGCCCTGCTAGTCGTAATTGTTTACCTGCCTTAGCATAGGCTCTGGCTTCGGCTGCTCTTCCTTCTGCTTCCATCAGCTGCAACTCAATGTCTCCCTTAATCATTTCTAGTCTGTCGTGAGCAGTAGTCATCCGTTTACGCATATTTCTCATAGATTTTAGGGCGTGGTCAGCTACTAGTAATCGCCTAGCCCATTCACGTTTTTTAATTGGGTCTGCTGTACGCCTGTAAATACCTGCTGCATTGTTCTTGGCACTCATGGCTTTATCAATCGCAAGCGTGTTATCTTTCAACGTGGTAGCTCCAACAGCCGATAAAACTTCTTGCTGATTTTTCTTTATCTTTGTAACATCTTGCTCATATATGTCTGCTAACGCTACTGTTTCGCCTGTGGTTAGCCTAATACCGACTGGTGCTTGGACTTTTACCTTTACGGAAAATCTCTGAAACCAGTTTGATTGTAGTTTTTTAGTACCCATTACTTATCCCTTTCCTTATTTATTGCTGATTTGATTTGGAGTAAGTCACAAAATCTATCGCATGCTATTAACTCGCCCACCGCTTCTTCAATCCTATCTAGCAGTTTAGTTTTCTCCTTTGTGATGCACTGGATAAGTGCAGTTGCATGTGGCTCTAGTTTTTTTGCAGCAGCCAGTATCTTGCGCCCATCAACTCCAGCACTCTTTAAATCTTTTGAATACTGTGAATACGCTTCACCATACTCGAACATTAAATCTTCTAGTTCTTCACTATCTGAATGGGTAGATGGGGTCATTTTAATCTCCTAAACCACAAGCTTATACGTTGCCATATGCTGTAACGAAAAACAGCATTTTTGGGGACTATCAAAGGGACTACGCTCAACTCCCTGGTTTTAACTGCATCATCAAAATAAGCTTTCTTTTCATGGACTAAAGACCTTATAAGTGCAATTGCAATATTAAAGTCATCTAACCCTCCTTTTTGTTGCATTTTTAAATGCGCATAAACAGTCGCGTCATTTACGGCTAGGTCCCTCAACTCTTCGTAAAGTTTGCTCATTTTACTTCCTCCCAGAGCCAGACAAACACACCAGCAAGACCAGTCATCAGAGTAATCGCTCCAGCTTCTCCTACTTTTTTGCTCATCGTGTAATTATTGGTGAATATATACAAATAAACATTGGCTGTGGCATATAACAAAAACGGCACTACGAATATCGTGTAGTAAAGTATCGTAAATTTGTATCTCACTTTACTTCCTCCTTTGAATGGGTGTTACGCCTGTATGGTTTGAGTTGACTCTAGTTGTAGTGGTGCAAATGCTGTATCTTGAACCTGAGCAAAACGGTTCTTGGCAAGGTCTTGAAACATTGCTAGTCCTTTTTCCTTATCTGCAACCTCGTCTTTAGCTTTGGCGATGCTCTCTTTAATGCTTTCTTCTACGCCCTCAAAGTGATTTGCAAGTTCTTCTTTAGTCGTGGGGTACAGATTTAGGTCTGACTTTTCGCCTATAACAGTAAAGTCAAATTTTGGTGAGCCGTAAGATTTTTCCACCTCGACAACATCAATAAATGTTTTATCTCCGTTCATTATGTCCAGCACAACACCGTACTTTACTTTGTAAGCATCGCTATAATCTTTAACAATTCTTTTGTAAACAGTTCCTTTTTGTAGATCTATTACTCGTATCGCTTTTACGCTTGGGTTAATTAGTGTTTTTACATCCATTTTATTATTCTCCTTTAGTTAATTTGTTACTATCCTCGACCACAACCACTTTATCCCTGATTCGTAGTACTTTGCCTTGTCTAGTCTTGCCATCCCACTGGTAGGATATGACATGTCCAACAAGGTCGTTTATGTTTATGGGTTCGATTGCTTTCATGACTAATCGTCTTTTTTTAGATATTCGATAATAGCCATCCGGATGATTTGACTCCGGTTTAGAGTGGTCTCTTCTGCTTTTGCATCGAGTTGCTTAAGAAGATCAGGGGTTAGCTGTAAGCCAACAAACCCCTGTGTTTTACGTCGTATGCGATCAGTCACTATAGATCCTCCCCAAAGTCAGGGATATCTTCCTGGCTAGTCTCATTATCTACTACGCCACCAAGAACATCTGTTACTGAGTCGCTGTCGTTTGGTGCTGGGGCTTGTGGCTCGGCTGGGTAGTGCCATAGGTCTCCGTACATAGTCGTAGGGTATTTACCGCTCGGCTCCGCGACGAGGTACGCTTTGGCGCCCAGTAGCTTATCGTTCATAAGCTTGGCCGCTATATCCCTGGACTTAGTTATGTCGTCGACGCTGCCGAAAAGCTTTTTACCAAGCTCGCGAACGGCGTCTTTCTTGTCTTCGCTTACTTTATGCACGAGCAGCCCGAGCACTTTGGCTACTGACATTTTGGCGGCTCCGTCGGTATGAAACCACAGGGTGCACGTCGCCTTTTTATCATTATCGGTTTCGTCGAATACAATCACTTCAATGATCGCAGCTCCTTTGGTAGTCTTGGTGTCCTTAGACTTAGCCTCGGCCGTACCAATAATCACTTCGTGCGTACCATACTCAAAACCTTTGCCACCGCCCTTAAACGGCTCACCTACGTTATCTAATACGTCATCGAATAAACCCATTATTTTTCGTCCTTTCCATAGACATTACGCTGTTCGCGTTCAGCTTTGCGCGATGCAAGCCACAAAACAGCTTCTTCAATTTTAGTTAGTGCTAGTGAATTTTCGCGGCAAGGGAACTCGTCGTTGAGTCCTTTCAGTTGAGCGTAGACCACAGCCAAAACTTCCTCTAGGTAGGCGCCATTTTTAGGCGTGGTGGCCGTACCACCAGTTTGCCACTTAATCCAGAGTATTGGATCGCCCTCTATCTGTAACTCGTTTATGTCGGCGCTGCCTTGTTGACCAGCTACATACTCGTGAAACTCTTTTAGTGTGTTAAATTCTACTGACATGATTATTTACCTCCTTGGTAATATTTATTAATTGCTTCGTTTATTAATTTTAAGTCATTTTCGATGGTTTTACCTTCAAACATTTCAATTGGAGACTTAACCCCAGTTCCGTCTGAGCGCACCCTGAACACAAAGTCGCCCAGGTCATTCACTGATTCCAGCACAATATTTGTTAGACCCTCTGGTGCTATATTGTTACGGATCGTGTTGCCGGCAGTCTTGAGCTGCACTAAATTGTGGTCGTTCAGCTCGATGTGACCAAAGAAATATATATTCTGGTCACCAGGCTTCTGTATAGCCGCGCTGATTAGCTCATAGAAATCATTGCCGATGTCGCGGAATACCTGGAACTGATCCTTTTCTTTGGATCGGCCAAAGACCTGAAACATGAATAGATAGTTGATGTCGTCCACGACAATAATAGGCTTTTTACTGGCTATCACCATCTTTTTGACGTCTTGGGTGGTCTTAGCTACTACCGGCTTGATGTCTGTCCGTATCGGCAGCTCTTTACCGGTGACAGAGATATATCCCACCTCTTCTTTCTTTAAGTTGCGTAAGCTCGAGCTCTTGCCGGTTCCCGGATGGCCCAACACAAATATTAGTCTTGCCATTATTTCTTTTCCTTTCTTTTATCCCATAAATCAATTCCAAACCCTAAAACCGCTATGACTACTGTTGCGAGAACAAACAGCCCAATATACAGTAAAAATGCTGAGGCTACGAAATATAGCAATGTTATGAATATATCCAAAAACATTATTTAAGCCCTCCTAGTTCACTCGCATTAGTATCAGCACATAAAGCACCAACGCGATTAATAATAGTTTCTTTGTCATCTACACCTCCTTGAGTTTCTTGGTGATATATTGTGTCTTGGACTCGCTAACGCCCTCTGGTAACGCGCCAGTCAGCACAGCCTCAGCTTTTACTTTAGCGGTGTCCAGTGTTGGCTTGAGATATTTCTCATCAACAGCGTCGAGATCCTCAGCTTTGTAGGTGGTGCGTTCGGCCAGTGTGATATAACCCCAGTCACCATCAATCTTGGTAACATTATTATCAATCATAGCTTGTTTGACTTTTTCGATGACTTCGTCGTGCTTGGCTTTCAGTACTTTTAGTTCAGCCTCAACCGCCGCGAATTTACGCAAGGCCACGAGGCTTTTGTTATCAATCAGTCTTTGCAATTCAGTGTTTCCCATATTATTTCTCCTTCTTAGTGATCTTATAGATGTATTTAAAATGTTTTTTGCCGTCGTATTTATGTACCTTGTTGGTAGTAAGATCAACATACCTGAGCGGACTAAAGCCATCCATAATGATTAGCCTATTGCCAAGTTGTAATGTTTTAACCTTTCGCATTTTCTCCTCAATCTAATAGTTTATATAATGCTTCTGTCGTATCTTCGGGCTCCGGCTCTGGATCTGGCGTCTTGTAATTCTCATAAAAACGGTTATCCATCTTCCGGCCTATCTCATAATGCTCCGGGCAAAACCATTTATTCCTGGTGAGCCGTAACATTTTAGATCTATACCAGCCGCCGTAATCGCTGCGAGGTCTAACAAAACCTTTTTCACCGCACTTTCGACACTTGACTGGTAGCCCGACCTTAATCAATGCTTCTTCCACTTATAAAACCTTTACTTTTATTTTGCGCTTGCTTGGCACAAATTTTACCTTGATATTACCCACGAACCCTCTCTTTCTGTTTAACTGACTAATGCACCTAATATATCTAATACTGGCGGGAATAAATAGCCTATTGTGGCCACAACAGCCCAAACCATAGCGAGCGCGAATCTGTGGCGCTTTATGACGTGCCATAGAATACGCCCGGTTGATATTTTGTTGAGATAGTTTTCGTCCGTAGCGTCTACTATACTCTTCGTGTGACTATTTCTTTTTACCGGAGTATTAACAAACTCCATTACTTTTTTTGCCATTTTCAGCGCTCCTTGCTTATTATTTGACTATTTAAGTGTACCAAAGATATTAAATGTTGTCAATGGTTTTGTGTTGTTTTATTTATTCTCCTGCTTGTATCTATACAAATGCACATGAGCCACGTATTTCACCGATGTCATGCTTGGTAGATTTATTTTAACCGCGTCGTACACATATTTCAGTTGCCTTATTATCGTAAATAATTCGTCTAGCTCGGCGATACTTAATTCTAAAACATCGCTAGCCCCCTTAGCTACCAGTAAATGGTGATCCGTAGCTATTTTGTCATGGGGATAGGCATTAATTATCAACTTCCAGTGAGTCCAAACCCTAATAGCTGGTTCGTTCTCGAGGCCCACTAATTGACCGTTTTCTTTAGATTTTTGATATAGACGTTCATTCTTTTCTGTTCGTAGACTCATTCTTCTTCCGCCTTCCATAGTTTTTCATTAAAGTCTCGCTTATCACGCAGACAATCCCAAATGTCACGATCGACCGTATTCTTGACATTGAATAAATAATACAAACATTTTTTAGTCTGGCCATTGCGGTGCGTTCGGCCTATACTCTGCTCAAATTCTTGGTAGCTATACGTCGGGCTAAAATATATCGTCACGTTG